GAGAGTTCATCATTTTCAGAACAAGCCTCCAACGCCAACTTTAGTTTGCGGGGCATCGAAAAACTGCCTGCGTATTCTGAATTAATTGCAAATTGGCGTATAACTAATTACTCCTATGATTATCTAATGGATGGAAACAAAGGTGCTTTTATGTATCTTGATCCTCCTTACGCTATTAAGGATAATCTCTATGGGCATAAAGGATCAATGCATAAAGGATTTGATCACGATAAGTTCGCTGTTGACTGCGATGCTAATCCTATGGATCAGTTAGTTAGTTACAATTCTGATCAACTTGTCAAAGATCGTTTTAAGAACTGGAATGCTGCTGAGTTTGATTTGACTTATACAATGCGTTCTGTTGGCGAATATATGAGAGACCAAAAACAACGTAAAGAACTTTTACTTTTTAATTATGGATTTAAAGGACTGGCTCAACTCTATTAATCACACAAAAGAAAATTTGATTGAGGAAGATGCAACTTTAATCAAACAATATCCACCTTTCATTGTTAATAAATGTCTCTCTGGATTTGTTGATACAGTTCTTTATGCAAACGAAATGAACAAGTATCATTTCTTAGATAAGGACATGCAATATTCATTTTTACTAAATAGTCTGAGGAGGCGCAAGAGATTTTCTCCTTGGCTTCGAAAAGATAAAATTGAAGATCTTGAAAGTATCAAAACTTACTATGGTTATAGTAACGAAAAAGCACTGCAAGTTTTAAAAATTTTATCTCGTCAACAAATCGATTTTATTAAGAAAAAACTTGACATTGGTGGAAAACATGACTAACTCTATTGAACCTCAGGTCGATTGGTCACCTGAACTTATGATTGAGGTGAATCTGAACGAACCAGATGATTTCCTTAAAATTCGTGAAACTCTTACTAGAATCGGAGTTGCGTCAAGAAAGGAAAGAAAACTCTATCAGTCTTGCCATATTTTACACAAGCAAGGTAGATATTATATTGTTCACTTTAAAGAATTGTTTGCCTTGGATGGTAAACACGCTAACTTGACTGTGAACGATGTTCAAAGACGTAATCGCATCACTCGTCTTCTTGTTGACTGGGGATTGATTGCCGTGGTATCAGAGAGCGCGATTGCAGATATTGCACCTCTTAATCAAATTAAAGTTTTGTCTTATAAAGACAAGGGAGATTGGATTTTAGAACCAAAATATAATATTGGAAAGAAAACCAAAAAAGTTGACGAATAAAAAATACGGGGTTCACTACCCCATTTTTTATGAGATGTTGTATAATTAATACAGGATGCCGAAAGGATCCACACAATACAAACTCGCTTTTTAAGGAGCTACTAAAATGACTAACCTAACAAGGTATACTGCTGCGGATTTTCCTGCACTGATGGAGAAGATTACTCGCAACTCTATTGGAATGGACGAATACTTTGACCGTCTTTTCCATCTGCACGAAACGACTTCTAACTATCCTCCATACAATCTGGTCCAAGTCAGTAATGTAGAATCAAGACTTGAACTCGCTCTTGCTGGATTTAGAAAGAAAGAGGTCTTTGTCTATACACAAGACGGCAAACTCTTTGTTGAGGGACAAAAAGAAGATAAAGAGACCGAATCAAACTATCTTCACAAAGGTCTAGCTCAACGCAGTTTTACAAGATCTTGGACGCTCTCTGATGATACAGAGGTGCGAGCAGTAGAATTTGAGGATGGACTTCTTACTGTTACTTTGGGCAGAATTGTTCCAGAGTATCATAAGAGGAAGGACTATCTATAAATAAAAATAAAAAAATGAGATCCTTCGACGAGTTTCAAAAAATCGCATACAAAAACTCAATCCCTCATACGGTTTTTCGTAAAGGAAAATCCAAAAGGATTCCTAGAGGGTATGCAATTGCCATGGGAAGTTACTCAAGTGCTGGAGGCAGTGTTACTACTAATGGCACTGGCAACGGTGGTGATGGTAGCGGTAATGGTGGTGGCGGCGGAGAATAAATAAAACTGAATATCGTCGGCGCTATGCCTCAGAGGGGAACTGGCAAAATCCAGTTGACGCCCCTCTTTTTTCTTGCTATGATGTCTAAAGGAGGATTATGCTATGGACCCAAACCTGTTGATTTTTGAGAATGGTCTTGTTCTCTTAGCTATATTGGAGGAAACTGGTGCAGATCTTGGAGAACCAGATTGTAAGATTATAGAACCTTTTGTGGTTAATTCAGACGGAACTTTGTGTCCGTGGTTAGTTCAATATACTGTAAAAAATACTTTTAAAGTGCATTCAGATAAAATTTTGACTATCTCTGTTCCAAATGAAAAACTGTTACAAACTTATAAGGATGTGACTAAGTGAGATTTTATACAAATGTTCAAATGATTGGGAATCAGTTTTTGATTCGCGGATATGATAATGGTGAACATGTGATGTTTCGGGAAGAATATTTCCCAACATTGTTTGTGCCTTCAAAGAAAAAAACAAAGTATAAAACACTGGAAGGTGACTATGTAGAATCTATCAAACCAGGTTCTGTAAATGATTGCAGAGAGTTCTATAAAAAGTATGATGGAGTTGAGGGGTTTAAGATATATGGAAATGACAGATATGTGTGTCAGTATATTTCGGACAAATATTCAGAGGATGAAATCAAGTTTGATATTAGTAAAATTAAACTGTTTACTCTAGATATTGAAACTACTTCAGAACAAGGATTTCCTGATATTTCAAATCCAATCGAAGAAATTCTTTTGATTACGGTTCAAGACTATGCCACAAAGAAAATTACTACTTGGGGCGTTGGACCTTTTTATGCTAATCAAAATAATGTTCGATATATTGAATGTAAAACTGAACAAGATCTTCTTACTCAGTTTATTAACTGGTGGATGGACACAACTAACACGCCAGAGGTATTGACTGGGTGGAACATTCAACTGTTTGATATTCCATATCTTGTTCGTCGTTTGAGTCGTGTTCTTGGCGAAAAACTGATGAAAAGGTTTTCTCCTTGGGGACTTGTGTCTGAAAAGGAAGTCTATATTTCTGGGCGTAAGTATATTTCTTATGATGTAGGTGGGATCACTCAACTAGATTATTTGGACTTATATAAAAAGTTCACTTATACCAATCAAGAGTCTTATCGATTAGATCACATTGCTAAAGTAGAACTTGGTGCTCAAAAACTAGATCACTCAGAATATGATACATTTAAGGAGTTTTATACTAAAGATTGGAAAAAGTTTGTTGAGTATAACATCATTGACGTAGAACTTGTTGACCGTTTGGAAGACAAGATGAAACTGATTGAACTTGCAATCACGATGGCATATGACGCAAAGGTAAACTTTGTTGACGTGTTCTATCAAGTTAGAATGTGGGATACGATTATCTACAACTATCTAAAAAAAAGAAATATTGTAATCCCTCAGAAAAGCAGTTCACAGAAAGACGCCAAGTATGCTGGTGCTTATGTCAAAGAACCTGTTCCAGGAATCTATGATTGGGTCGTATCTTTTGACCTTAACTCATTGTATCCTCATTTGATTATGCAGTATAATATCTCACCAGAAACACTTCTTGAAGAAAGGCATCCAATTGTAAACGTTGATAAAATCTTAAACCAAGAGATTAACTTTGAGTTATATAAAGATCAAGCAGTGTGTGCAAACGGGGCAATGTTCCGTAAAGACGTGCGTGGATTTCTACCAGAACTGATGGAGAAAATCTATAAAGATCGCACCATTTATAAAAAGAAAATGCTTGCGGCAAAACAAGAATATGAAAAGAAAAAGACAAAAGAACTGGAAAAGGAGATTGCTCGGTGTAACAACATCCAAATGGCAAGGAAGATTCAGCTTAACTCTGCTTATGGTGCTATCGGCAATCAGTATTTCCGTTATTACAAACTAGCAAACGCAGAGGCAATCACTCTATCGGGTCAGGTTTCCATCCGTTGGATTGAGAACAAGATGAATGCCTATTTAAACAAGATTCTTAAAACTGACGGAGTTGATTATGTCATTGCTTCAGATACTGATTCTATCTACCTTAACATGGGTCCTTTGGTTGAAACTGTATACAAAGGAAGAAAAAAAACTACTGAAGGCATTGTTTCGTTCCTTGATAAGATCTGTCAGGTGGAACTTGAAAAGTATATTGAGGGTTGTTATGAAGAACTGGCGACCTATGTAAATGCGTATGATCAGAAGATGCAGATGAAGCGTGAGAACATTGCCGAACGTGGAATCTGGACTGCGAAGAAGCGTTATATTCTCAATGTCTGGGACAGTGAAGGTGTTCGTTATGAGGAACCTAAACTGAAGATGATGGGTATCGAAGCAGTTAAGTCTTCCACTCCAGCACCCTGCCGTAAGATGATTAAGGATGCCCTGAAACTTATGATGAATGGATCTGAAGAAAACGTAATTGATTTTATTGATAGAAGTCGTAAAGAGTTCAAAACATTATCACCAGAACAAATATCTTTTCCAAGAACATGTTCAAATGTTGATAAGTATGTTTCAAGTGCTGACATCTACAAAAAAGGAACTCCCATTCATGTTCGTGGAGCACTTCTCTATAATCATCATCTCAAACAAAAGAACCTGACTCATAAGTATTCTTTGATTCAAGATGGAGAAAAAGTAAAATTCTGTTATCTAAAAAAACCAAATCCGATTCATGAAAATATTATTTCATTCATTCAACAGTTTCCAAAAGAACTTGATCTTGACAAATACATTGACTATGAACTACAATTTGATAAAGCATTTTTAGAACCTCTAAAAATCATTCTTGACGCAATCGGATGGAACGTTGAGAAAACTGTAAATCTTGAACTATTTTTTGTGTAATGGACTTTCTTAAAGATATTGTAAAAGAAATCGGTGATGAGTATGCAGAACTGGCTTCAAACATAGACGAAACAGAAACTTATGTTGACACTGGTTCATACGTTTTTAACGCACTGGTTTCAGGCAGTATATTTGGTGGTGTATCTGGTAATAAAATTACTGCTATTGCTGGAGAGTCTTCTACTGGAAAGACTTTTTTCTCTATCGCCGTGGTTAAGAACTTTCTTGATACTAATCCCAATGGTTACTGTCTCTACTTTGACACTGAGTCTGCTGTCACTCGATCTCTTTTAGAATCAAGAGGAGTTGACACAAGTAGATTAGTTATTGTTAAAGTCGTGACAATCGAAGAGTTTAGAGGTAAAGCACTCAAAGCAGTAGATATATATCTTAAGACACCTATAGATGAACGTAAACCATGTATGTTTGTGTTAGATTCTTTAGGTATGCTTTCAACTGATAAAGAAATCACTGATGCTCTGAATGAAAAACAAGTTCGTGACATGACCAAATCTCAATTGGTCAAAGGTGCGTTCCGAATGCTCACACTCAAACTAGGTCAAGCAAATGTCCCGCTCATTGTCACAAATCATACATACGATGTCATCGGAGCTTACGTACCAACTAAAGAAATGGGAGGAGGTTCTGGACTCAAATACGCAGCAAGTACGATCATTTATCTCAGCA